GTTGCTGCCGTAGACCAGCGCCATATCGGTGCGCACCACACCCTGCTGCGGATAGTAGATACGCAGCGCGTCGCAGTTGTCTGGCAGCCAGCCGGTAGGGCCTGACGCACCCTGGTGGGGGATCGAAGGGCCTGGTGCCACGTCGAAGTCGAAACCGTTTATGACAGCAGACAAATCCTGCAGCAGCTGTGACACCTGCGATGCCGGCTGATACAGCCTGGTGCGTACCTGCTGCGCGGTCGCACGCGCGGTGCCGTCAGCGTTGTGCATCGTGACGAACAGCGGCAGGAACGAACCTGGCAGCAGCGACGTGCCAGCCGTGTCGGTGACGTTCACGCCATAGTCACGCACCAGCGCGTCGACTATCGCATCTTGTGTCACGTTGTTGTAGGCGACTGGCAGCGTGCCACGCATCCTGCGACGTTCCAGCATCCCTGCATAGTCATGGGCTGTGAACGTGATGACGTGTTCCTGTTCGGTGATCTGGTCCTGCCCATGGTCGACAGGCCCACGAAACATGCACACGTCAGCGCCAGCGAAGTCATCCCAGCGCCAGGCGTACACATCGACCTGCAATTCTTCGATCAGTGCGGCTACATCGTCGCGGCCATCGACTGTGAACGTGACGGCTGCGCTGGTGTTCCATTTGCGTTCCAGCCGTCGACCGCGCGCGTGGTCCAGGATCGCCAGCATGGATGTCTGCCAGTTCAGTGTGGCGCTGCCGTAACCACCAGCGATGAAGTCACGCTGATGGATGCTGAACCGCCACCTGCCGCGGCCTGGTGGGACAGGATGCGTGCCGGCCAGGTCGCGCGGTGTTGCGGTCAGCACCATCAGGTCAGGTATCCGTCATTCCAGAAGGCCTGCACCTGCGTAGCCGATGTCGCTGATGTCGCGGTGTAGGCCATGTAAAGGCTGGCCTGCCCTGGCACGATGGTGGGCCAGCCGTAGGTCATGGTCAGGTTCCAGTTCAGGAACGCCATGACATTCTGTGCAGGGTCGCCATCGCGAAACGCAGTTTTCTGGTTGCAGTCCACTTCGATGTAGTGGCCTGCGTCGATCGTGTAGCTGGCGATCATGCCGACCGCGCCTGACAGGCCACCCGGAACGTTGAACCTGACCTGTGCGCCAGTGGCAGGACCGAACAGTCGCAACAGCGGCTGCACTGGCACGTCACCATCGGTCGACAGCAGCGCGCTGGAAGGCCCTGAACTGCCGGCAGGGTACGTGCGGTCGAACGTCAGATCATATCTGCGGCCTGCGATGTTGCCGCTGCTGCCGGCCCAGGAAGTCGCAGACTGTGGCGCAGGGTCATAGGCCACAGGATCAGCGGCCACGAACTGCAGTTGTATGTCACGCTGGTAGTTGTCATCGACCTTGTATGCGTACTGTGCGGCGCGCACCACCATGATCCTTTCTGGTGCGCCAGGCCTGTCCAGTACGTAGTGCAGCGTCGGTCTGGCGCTGGGAACCATGAATGGTGCGAACTGTGCGGCCACCTGGTCGATCTGTGCGCCAGCCGTCACAATCGCGCTGATGTCCACCGACACTGTGCGTGCGCCCATGAACTGCGTGTGGTCATCTATGCCGTCATCGTCAGGTCTGACGTTCGTGACAGCCCTGATGTCTGGTGCGCCAGGATCGAAACTGGTGACGAAATAGCCGGCAGCAGGACTGTGGCAGTCCATCGACAGGCTGCCCAGCGTCAGCCACACGCGCCTGACGCATGTGGTGCCGGGGTCGAACACCTGCGTCATATCCGCTGCCTTTGCACTTCCCAGGCTGCACGTCGCAGGAACTGGTCGACATCTAGCGTTTCGGCCACGTGCACGTGTTCGATCCACACCGATGGTGCAGGCCGCAGCACGTCACGCGCAGGTGTGACGGCTTCGCCAGCATGTAGCTGGAACAGGCCAGGCGCAGTAATGATCCCACCAGTAGCTAGGCGCGGTATGTCTGGCATCCCCAGCGTGTATTGCGGGAACGTGTAGTGCAGCGGTCCCACACCGACTTTCCAGCCGCCCATCGTGAATTCCAGGCCATTCCACACGTCGATGATGCCGTTTATGGCCGACTTGAATGCGCCTTTCACCGCGTCATACACACCACTGAACGCGCCTTTTATGTTCGACGCGATGCCAGAAATTTTGTTCCACAGGCTGTCGAATATGCCTTTGACGAAATTGACTGCGTCATTGAACGGGCCTGTGATCCAGCCGTAGATACGTGACCAGTTAGAACTGATCCAGTTCCACACCGATCGGACTGCGCTGCTGATGGCGCTGATGGCACCCTGGATGACACCGACTGCCTGATCGAAGGGCCAGCGCAGCCACGTGTAGATCGAATGCCAGGCGTCACGTATCCAGCCCCACACAGCCTGCAGCACGTCAGACCACGCGCGAATGTCGGCTTTCACGATGTTCACCACTACATCGAAGGGCCAGCGCAGCCAGCCCAGGATTTGATTCCAGGCTGTCTTTATCCAGTTCCAGACTGCTTTGATCGCGTCCCAAATTTTGTCGCGGTTGCTGATAATCAGCATGGCGGCGATGCCGATAGGGCCAGTCAGGATCGCGAGCAGCAGCGGCCAGTGCTGTTTGATCCAGTCCCACACAAATTTCACGGCTACGTGTATGCCATTCCAGATTGTTTTCCAGTTCCGATAGATCACATAGCCGGCCACCACCAGCGCCGCGATCGCGCCGATAATCAGCAGCAGCGGTCCCAGCGCAGCCCATGAACTGACGGCTTCGGCATCTTCGGCCACAGTCATGGCTTCGGTAGCCGCGGTGGCAGCTTCGGTGCCTGACTGAAACATCTTCATGATGCCTTGTGTGGCTGTGACAGCCCCACCTAGCGCGGTCAGTGCGGTGCCACCGACAGTCAACGCAGGGCCGAATTTCTCACCGAACCTGGCGGCAGCATCTTCGACCGATGCACCGATGGCGCGCATCTTGCCGGAAAAGGTGTTCGCCTGCGCTGACGCCTGGCCGGCCAGTTTCTTTCCTAACTGGTCAACCGCGTCATGCTGATGTTTCGCTGCGTCCTTCGCAGCATCCTGCGCGGCTGCCAGCTTCTGATGTGCGGCCTGCGCGCCAGCCGCGGCGCGCATCACACCTTCCTGCGCGTTCCGTAGCCTGATCTGTTCGGCTGTGGTCAGCTTCGACTTCCCAGCGAATAGCTGTTCGGTGTCGGCTAGCCGCTGTTTCGCGTCAGCCAGTTTCTGATCTGCGGCCTGGGCAGCTTTCGTGTCAGTCGCAACAGCTTTCGTCAGGTTGCCTGTTTTCGCGACACTGATCCCAAATTCTTTCAGCAGTTTCGTGTTGCCGTTGTAGACCTTCCCTAGTTTCGTGGCAGCGTCGGTCAGGCCTATGTGCTTCGCGGCTGCCAGGTCGGTGGTGGTTCCCAGTAGCTGCAGGGCCTTCGCAGGGTCGCCAGTGGCCTGCGTGAGAACACGCAGCGCATCAGCGGTTTCGTGGCTGGTGTGACCGAACCGTTCATTATGTTTCTCAGCAGCTTCGATCTTGCTGGCGTAATCTTCATAGCTGTGGCCGGTGTTTTCGACAGCCTGCTGTAGCTGCTGATGGCTGGCCTGTTCCTTCGATCCCAGCGCAGACAAGGCGACACCGACACCAGCCATGGTGCCGCCTATGCCCATCATCACCAGGCCTGTCGACTTGCCGTGTTCGCCTAGCTGATCCAGCGCGCTGGACACACCATCTATCGCGCCTGCGAACGGGCCTAGCACACCTGTTTTGTTGACAGTCGACAGCATCCCTTGAAATGCCGACTTCATCCCTGACGCGGCGCTGCCGACTTTCGACCCTGCCTTATCGACTGACTGCATCAGTCCAGTCAGATCACCGAACACCCTGACTGCGACTGACGGGCCAGCCACGGCTAGCTACCTTCGCTGTTTCTGCGCGCGTTCCAGTTCGGTGGCTTCGCGCTGCATGTGTCGCAGGAACGCCAGGAAGTCATCTTCGTCCAGTTCATCGACCTGCGTAGGCGTCATTCGCCAGTATCGGCAGAAGGCAGCCCTGCCGTCGAAGTATCGCTGTCTAAAGGGTCAGGCTGTGGTGTGTCACCGACCAGTGGTATGTACGCGCGGCCTGCCTGTTCCCACAGCACACCAGCGTCAGGCATGTGACCTGACCTGCTGTACCTGCGGAACAGTTCCGCGAACGCCAGCACCTGCATCTTGTTTGATTCGTCAGCGTCATCGGTCAGCAGTTCGGTCATCGACCTGCCTGTCGCCTTCTGCAGACACCTGATGCCTTCGGCTGACAGTCGCAGCGGTTTGTTCGTGTCGATCGCCAGCACGTCGCTGATGTCATCGTCATCGACAGGTGGTGGTAGCTGCAGCGGCGCGATCGGTTCGTCAGTCATGCACACTTCCAGGGTCGTTCGTGGTGTTCGTCCACACGCTGCCGCTGTTCAGCACACGTGACAGTGCGGCTGCATACTTTTCGGCTGCGACAGGGCCGACACCGACAGCAGAAGGGAACAGGTAGCGGCCAGTGGGGATGAATTCGCGTGTGGCATTGTGCTGTGCGTCAGACAGGCTGCCACCAAATTCGATCCAGCCTGCGTAGGCCACAGTCTTTCGGCCCATGCGCACGCTGGCACCAGTTTTTGTGCCTGACACGCGCACATCGCCGGCCAGCCTGCCGGCATGATCGCCAGTCGACTTCGGCAGCACGGAACGTGCACGTTCAGCGACAGGTTCGGCAGCCTGCCGGCCAGCCTCTTTTATCTGCGCGAACATCGGCCCTGACACGTCAGTGCACATGCGGTTTATGTCGCGCCGAAAGGCGCGCATCCCCACGATGCCGACTACAGGTGCAGGGCCAGCCATGGCGCGCGGTTCAGGTTGTGACTTTCGCTGGTGGCGCGGTCATGATCCAGTCGATGTCGACTTCGCTGGCGCTGCCGGCATCCCCACCGAAATAGGTGTAGGCCTGTGGGATCGCGTTGCCTGTGAACATCGGATTTGTGACACCTACCGCGCGCGACTTGTAAGGCCGCACACGGAATGGACAAGGCGTGCCGGCTGTGATGTAGGCCTGGATCGCGGCTGACAGCGTGGCGTCAGTGCTGCCGGCAGAAAAGTCCTGCGCCAGCTTGCATTTGAAATGCCACTTCACAGGGCCTGGATAGTCGACCACACCACAGAAGGTGGTCTGTTCGATCGGTTTCAGTTCAGGTTCGATCGACACTGACAGGCCCAGGCACGACAGGTTCGCTGGTGTGGTGCCGATTTCGATGTAACAGTCGGTCATCATCACAGGCGCGATCGTGGTGGGCGCTGTCGCGTCAGGTGCCGACACCAGCGGTTCGATCACATCGGTGCCGACAGGACCAGGGTCGCTGCCGGCTGGTTCGGTCACATCGGTCATAGCTGTTCCCTTCTCACATGCGGATTTCTAGAACCAGGTCTGCGGCCAGCACGTCAGCGCCACCGACAGACAGGATGCGCCATGCCTGCTGCTGCGTGACTGTGCCGACAGGTACTGCACCGCGCAGCGAAGGGTCCAGGTCCAGCGCCTTTTTCGCGTCATTCACCATGGCGTCAACGCGATCCCATTCGCCAGGCCCTGCTGCGCACAGGATCGGCAGCGTCACTTCATCGGTGCCGAAACCGAACAGGTTGTATTGCACTGTGGTGGGAAACCACACCACGTAGACAGGTGGATTGAACGTCGCTGGTGGCGCACCGTAAACCGTGATCGCGGTGTCGATCGGTGTCAGGATCGCGACTAGCGCGTCAGCGACAGGCTGCCTGATCCATGACA